AGGGCGAGACGTTGCTGCCGTTCTACAGTTTGACCATGGAAATCGTGGATGAAGGGTGGTACGCCCCTCGTGGGATTGGTGAATTATGCGCGCAATTCGAAGCCTGGCTATGCAAATGCTGGAACGACCGGGCCGACGCGATGACGTTGACCACCAAGCCGATCCTGACCAGCGACGGCGAGATCCCGAACATTGATAACCTGCGTGTAATGCCTGGTGAAGTGTGGCCGGGCAACCTTAAAGCTGTCCAGATGCCGTCGGTATCGAGCAGTTTGATGGAAGAGGTCAACTTTACACGGTCAGTCGCCGAGCAGCGCGCCAAAGCCCCGGATTTCGGCCAGTTCGCACCGGACGAAAGCAGCGGCGGGGGCGGCGGCAGCAAACCGATCACCGCGACGCAAAGCCGCATCAGTGCAGGGTTGCAGCAGGTGGGCGCCGACCACGACGGGGAGACGCTTCGAAGTGTGCGGATGATGCCGATCTTCAAGCATATTTGGGCGTTAAAAGTTCAGTATCACGACGCAGACAAGACGGTGACTTACTTTATCGGTAAAGACCTGAAGCAGTTACCGCAACAGGTGATTCACGATGAATACTTCGTGCTGCCGGCGGGATCAGGTGGGACCAAGCACGATAAGTTGCAACGAGCCCTACAGCGGTTCACGCTGCTTTATGGCAAACCGAACTGTAACAACGACGAGCTGGTAACGGACCTGTTGGCAGCCGACGATTCGCGGTTGGTCAAACGGATTCTGTTACCGTCGAACGTCAAAGCGGGGAACGAAGCGGAAGCGGAAGCGATGGAGATCGCGGTTATGCTGTTGGGATTCCCAGCACAGGTCAATGCGGACGAAGATCATGTGTTACGGCTCAAGGTGTTGATCGGGTTCATCCAGAAGCAGCATATCACGGCGCAGAGTGTTGACCCGGGCGTCATCCAGAACATAGCCGGCCACCTGCAGGAGCACATGCGGATTCTTACTGAGCAACAGCCACAGGCCGCGAAGCAGCTACAGGCACAGGTGATGCAGATGGTTCAGAGTCTATCCGCCCCGCAAGGCCAGCCACAGTTGACAAACGGGACGGGAACCGGAATGGTAGGCGCTACCAATGGCGCGACCGGAACCACTCCGTCTCCGGGGCCGGGAAGCGGCGGGTTAACGCCCCCGGCAGCGCCAGAGGGTAAAGAAAGCGACTCTATCAGCGCCAAGCTCGCAGACCTGTATCCATCAGAACGTGCACAGTGGCTGCAAAAGCTTGGTATCACCGCCGCGTCACCCGAGGAGATTTTCAAGACTGAACAGGCCAGAGCACAACTGAAGGCGCAGCAACCCACCCCTGAACCCAAGATAGCGACTATTGCCAAATGAACCGCCGCGCCTTTCTCGCCGCTCTGCCGCTGTTCGCTACCGTTAAGCGATGGCTGAAACCGAAGCCGCAAATAAGGTGGAAAAGCGTTTATCGTTCTGGCGTCCTTTTGTGTGACTGGATGCCTCAGCCGCGTTACATGATCCTTCGTCGCATGAAACAGGAACAACCATGAGCACATTCCGCACTCCCCTCCCCGTTGACGTAGCAGCCGTCAAAGCCCTGTTACCAGAGCAAAGCCACGTCGAAGATATCACGCTCGACACCACCCAGGACCCGCCCGCGGTGGTTCTGCAATGGTCAAATCACCGGCTGAAGACACCCTACAGCGTGCCCCATGATTTCCCGATAGCGAACCTCAAAGCCGGCCCGAGCCAACTACCGGAGAATGTTACGATTGTGGAATGGCCGCCCAAACCCAAGACCCCACCAGAGGCCGCAGCCAAGCCGGAGGCCAAACCCCAGGCACAACCGAAGATCTGCAATCGTTGTGGTAAAGTAGCGCCCCCTACACACTTCGATAACAACCTGAAATTCTGCTCAGAAAAGTGTCATCGAGAACACCAGGACGCGAAGTTAGCCAAGGCGGGTGTACCTACACCGGCGGCACCCGCGAAACGGAAGCAAGCGATCAAGCCGCTCGCCAAGGAATGAGCCGGCGAGTCCATTTGCTTCTGCGGAGGATGGTCCTGCGGTTGGAATTTAAGCAGCATCCAGACACATGGGGGGCGATGAACATGCACACGGTTAATCTCGAAGTTACACCCGAAGCCGTAGCACTCCTTGAGAGGATGGAGAGCGCCGAACCGCTACCCGGCAGGCCGCTAGACACTAAGGCAGAGCTACGCGAATGCGCTCAACACCTAAGGAAACTAGTAGCTGAGCGTGATTTGGTAGTTGACAACCCCATACTACCCGTGCAATAGCCTAACGTACGTGAAACGGCTCACTTCCATAGGTAAACGGTTCCTTCTGAGGTTAGTTAACGTGCAATCAGAGCCGGCGGCCGCTTCGCCGGTCCCTGAACTCCCCCGGCTATCACTCTGGACCGAAGAGGATGCCGACCAGTTGAAACGGTTCCTTCTGGGTGCCACCGGTCAAAAGCTGGTTAACCGGTTACAGGCAGTCGCCTACAAAACCGCCCTGGACGAAGCCCACGACCCGAGCAAACCCAAGCAAGCCACCGGTTACGACTTCTGCCGCAAGAACATCCTTTCGCTCACTGAAACCCACGAGACACCGGTGCGACGTGAGGACATGGAAGAAGAACTTGGGGTGATGGAGAGGCTTAGCCCGTGACTGCTTCATTTTGCGGCATACGAAAGGGCGAGTTTCATCAGAACCTGCCAGAAATGGTAAAGGTAATTCCTGTGTCGGCTGAAACCTTTGCCAAATTGCAAGCCGATCCACGCCTTCAGTCCGGTGTGCACAACCGTGAATTGCTTCGTGAGTACTGCGGCTACAACGGGCCGTTTATCGGCAGTATCCGACTGGTTGTGTCTGAGTTCACACAAACACTTTCGCCCGCCCCTTGCGTAATGGGGCAAACTGACAGCACGCCGTCAGGCGAGACGGTGCCTGCTGAATCCTCATCGCCAGCTAAGAAATGATGGACTCGACCCAAACCGCAGAATCGTCTATGGACGCCGAGACCCTGTTAGCGCAGATGGAGGCCGCTGAGCCGCCACCGACGCCGGGGCCCGACGCGCCAGGGGCGACCAGCGCGACTACCGGGGAACGCGCCCCCGAAGCGGAGCAAGTTGAGCCAGCCCCGCCCGAAACTACTGAACCTACGGGCGCAGCAAAGCCTACTGAACCACCGAAACCAACAGAGCAAAAGACAGCAGAACAGATCGCTGCAGAGACCAAGCAGGCGAGCAAGTTTGCGCAGAACCAGCAACGCCTGGAAGGCGGCTGGAAACAGTTGAATGAACGCAAAGCCGCGTTGGAAAAGACCGAGACCGAGTACAAACTTCGGGAGCAGGAATTGACCAAACGCCAGCAGGACCTTGACCGTAAGGCTGAGGAACTGCGACAGCCACGCGTTAAACCTGAGCAGGCGGATGCCTGGGCCCTTGATTGGCTCGAGCAATCGCAGGCTGCGCTGGATGAGGCAAAACGCCTTGAAGACAAAGGCGATTTCGAAGCCTCCGAGGCCAAGAAAGCCGAGGCCATCATCCTTAAAGGCAAGGCCAAAGATGCTCGCCAATACGCTGCCGATCTGCGCGCCAACCCACCTAAGCCCAGCCCTACCGCTGAACAGGAAAGAGCGGAGTTTGAGGGCAAGCAAAAGGAGTGGGGGCAAAAGGCGTCTATTGACTTCCCGCAGTGCTTTGACAAACGCACGGCGGAATATGCTGCTCTCCAAGCTCTGATAAAAACGAACCCCGATTTGTCGAATGACCCACAGGGCATTTACTACGGGGCACGATTGATTGCGGCGGAACAAACGGCGGCGCGTGCGCTCGACTGGAAAGGGAAGTTCGAGGCGGCAGACGCGAAAGTTAAGAAGCTCGAATCCAAGCTGGCGATCCCTGGCGGTGGCGCGGCAACTGAACAATCTCCAAAGTCTGACGCTGAAATGAGCGAACAGGAATTGGAAACACAGTTGAGGCGAGAAACAGCCGGGCAACGGTCCAGTTATCAGGATTAGGTTTCGGTAACGCTTTCGCGGTCAAGCTATGACCGCAATTCTCTTGTTAGTGGCGCTGGTAGGTGCGCTCTTCCTCCTTCATTCCTACCGTAATTGGCTTTGGAAATCGCGCTGGGAACGGTGCCTGGCCCAAGCCGCAACCATCCTCGCTCAGGTCAAGGCGCAGTATCCCGGGTGTGAAGGGGCCTTGAACCTCGACAGCACCACCAGCAATCCGCCGGCCATGACCGACCGGATTCAGACGCTCTACAACTCGAAGCTGCTCCGCAAGATCGAGCCGATGTTGAAGCTCTGCCAGTACGGCCTGGATCGAGCCTACAAAACCATCGGAACAACCATCCGCTTCTATCGTCCGCGGCGCGCTAACCTGTCCGGTATCAATGCCGAGACGGTCTCACTCTCCATCGTCCCACTGGTGACGCCTACAGCCATCACTGAAGGCACCTCCCCGACGACCTTGACCACTGTTCGGATCGGTTACGTGGAAATCTCCCTCGGTCAACGCATGGGCAAATCGGTGATCACCGACAAAATGCAGGCGATTGACCTGTTGAATACCTCGGAACTCTACACCGACGCTTTGGCTGGTGATTGCGCCTTGGATTACGACACGGTTGCCCGTAACGCGCTGATCAATGGCGTTTACAACTCGGACAACAATTACAGCAACGCCACCCTGGCGGCCAATGACGGGGGCTATTTCGAACGGTTCGGCGGCATCGTTAACAGCGGTAACAGCCTGAACGATTTCAACGCGCTCTCGGCTGCGCCCACAGTCAATGGACGGTTCACCCGTGCCGGCGCCCTCGGTTGTGTGACCCAGCTTAAGACCTCGAAGATCCCCAAGATCGGCGGGCGTTACGGCTGTATCGCTCCACCGCAGATCGTTCACGATATTCGATTGGATACGGTCTGGACCCAATCCGCTGTGTTCAACGGCAACGCACTTTGGCGGGATCAACAGCTTGAAATTGACGGCGTGGTCTATGTCGAAGCCAACAATCCTTGGGTTGAATCTGGCACATACGGCACGGAATCAACCACCGACGCCGGGACCGGCCTGATCTACACCACCCTGTTTATTGGTGACGAATCGTTCGGACTCCCGACCTTGAGCAACAAACGAGCTGGCGGCAGTCAGCAAGCCCCGAGCATCGAGATCCTGAACAAAGCCGACAAATCGGACTCGCACAACCAAACAACTGTGTTCGCCTGGAAATCAATGTTCGGTTGCGGCCCGTTCATCGCCAAAGGTTACAACGCCTCGGCGACGGCCAACACGATCGGGGACGTGCCCCGGTACGTGGCGATGCGTAATAAATCCACCTTCGCCTAAACCCACCTGAGGCTGCCGGCCAATGGCCTTAGACCGACAGCCTCACCAACCAAAACTTTATCGAAATAACGATTATGAAAACTCTTACGAAAATCATCGCGGGCAGCCTGATGATGCTGCTCGCTACATTCAGTGCCTTGGCGCTGGACCCGGCGCAGAATGTTTTCTGTGTCGGAACCACTAACCCGGCAGCAGCCGCCAGTTGGGCAATCGTTTCACCACGCAGCGGCAACGGCGGTCC